CAAAAAAACTCACGGGAGCCGAGAAGCCATTCAGCGGGCTTGAGCGAAAGTTCGCCCTCAGCCGTTTGGTGGCTAATGTGAGTTCGACCCAAATGGTCCAAACCCTAACCTTTGCTCAGGTAAAGGGGGTCATTGGATCTGCATAGATTTTGAGATGTTCAGGTATGCCTCTCTCCCCATAAGGGAAAGTGGCCACCGAAGTTCATCGAATGATTTTGCTTCTGGTACAGAGATGGAACCGTGTCTAGGTTTCTTCTCCATATTAGAACGCTTCACGTCTTTCCGCCAGGGGATGCCTAATGCTTGCCAGTAGACTCCCCCGTCGGCTTCGAAATATTTATTGAGGTAACTTTCCACGGAACCTTTGTCAACCAAAGCTTCCACGGTAAAGGTGCTGCCGAATGCTTTGTGAAAAACCTTCGTCACTTCCTCGTCATAGTCAACGTTCCCCTGCCCGTGTTCCTGAATCAAATAGGTATTTGATTGAAGGTACTCGAGCGGGGAAACTCGGTATAGTAGTTCTTGAGGAAACTTATTCAGGGCTAACCTGAATAGTTTGATATCATCTGTTACCAACAGATAGATGTCCGAACCTCCGTTAGCGATCTTTTGGATCATAACGGGGTCGTCCTCGAGGATGTCAGTAGGAGGGAGATCGTATTCCAAGCCTCTTCGCTTAGATACGAAAGCTCCCATAAACCATTGATACAAGAGCAGACCATCCTCCTCGTAAGGGGTGGATGGTCTGACTCTTTTGCTAAATTTCGAGATTAAGGGAAAAGAGTGTGGAACCGTTAACGGGTTCCCTTTCTCTAATCCCTCAATCGCAGCAGTTGCATAGAGATTTTCCGTCTTTCTGCCTTTCAGCAGAAAGGGATAGTCTCTGAATTCTTTGACAAACTTTTCAACGACCCTCTGGTTCTCCAGAGGGTCGATGTCAGGTAAGTCGACCATTTTTGCCTTGATGACCTCGAACAGGTCACGTTTCGTGTCCTGCTCAAGGCCTTCAAGTCTTTCTTGAAAGAGGTAATACTTAGTCAGTTTACTCTCTGGTACCAAGTACCCGAGAGTTACTAACTTTTGTAAAACCCCAGGTGGCCATGTATGGTGTTCTTCCGAACCCACAACAATGAGCCTCCTGATTGGATCGTCCTCGAATCTCATAGATTTCAACCAAAGTCTCGTTGGAGAAATGGTTTGATTCTTTTAAGGCACCTCTGTAACCAGTGATGCCTTGAGTTCCTGTAGTAAATTCTTTCATTACCTGGAGGTAGTACTTGGCGTGCCAAGTTCTACATCTAGAGAAAATGTTCATCCATGATTCGACTGACCACTGAGGTGGAGGTTTCCCTACACCGTTCACCTGCCTTGGTAAAAACAAAGGCCGGTGGTCGTCAATCGTACTGAGATTTATGTCCTGGCACGCAGACGCTATAGAATATATCGCGTGATGTGGTCCAGGATCGCTGTGCTTGAAGTACTCCTGGTCGTGACCTAACAGTGTTACTTTCCCTGTTGGATCAGACGAGAAGTCTATCCGGTCTTTCTGCGTGCCTATACACACCCTGATTTTTGGTGTGTCAAGGTACGGCAGAAGCAATGAATTTTTGAACCTATTTCCCCACTTCGTCGTATTGATATTCGAAGTGGGGAGATGGAACCATTCCTCAGCGTATGTCCCCCAGTCCGATGTTGTCACATCGTCCTGGGGAGAGCATTCGTATCCAAGCATCTGAGCCGCCTGAAGATGGTAATACCCATATTCAGGATGATCAGAGATCGCAGTCGTGTCATCGCCGTTTCCCTCTTCGTAAGAGAGTGCACCGGTCTTGTACCTAGCATACCTATCACAGATGGGATGTGCTAGAGACAAATTAGTCTTTGTGAGGGGATCACCCATTGGTATACCGTTAACCAGTGTACCAACGTGTTTTCCCTTCAAAATGAGTTTCTTGGGTCCTAACCAATATTTCTTGACCACTGCCAAGGAATCTTCGTCAAGGCCCGCTTTCTTCAGTAAGGTTCCTGTCACAGCCCATCCCATTTCTGGGGTGGGCGCGTCGGTAGCCTTTGCCCAATCAGAGGTGTAGAGGAACACTGGCTTCTTGTCAAATATCCAGTTTTTCCCACCTCTGTCGTTGGGCTCTCGAACGATCTTTTCTATGAAACGCCACCCGAGCCGTGAAGCTCGGAGTCCGGATCGTAGATTATCGAATTGCTTAATCAAATGGAGCGTGATGTGACTAAACGGTTGTAAAGCCACATCCTTCCAAAAAGATCCTGAGGTTATTACGCGCGCCTTTCCGTTTTCACGGACAGCCGCGACGTTTACCTCCATAACGGACTCGTCGCCGTCAAGCAGCTTTTGGGCTGCTTCCGGCCAGAGCCACTTTCCGAGTGTACCTGAAACACCATCCCTCAAGGGTGGGATATGGATTCCGCTGTCGCGGACCAAAGTTTTCAGGTAACCAAACTTACCCTCATTATCCCTATTGCTTTCTCTGCAAGCAGAGGTAGACATAGAGATTTTGAATTCAGGATTTGTGCCTAGGTGAGGAGCTCTGACAAGTTCGTCAGTGACCTCATCTATGCATTGCATGATCAAGCTGTCAGGTTCAAACTTCCTTTTCTGCGTCGCCGCAGAAAGGAAGTCTTGAATTGACTCTTCCATTTGCTCTTTGCCCGCCAAACCCGTAGCCCGGGTCTGGCAGAACATAGCAACTCTAAACATTTTCTCCTTGCTTGAGCTTTTACAGATTGCATTGAAGCACTGAATTGGCCTAACAAGGAAAGACATATCACGAATGTCGTCCCAACTTCCTTGGTAACAAGGATGTTTTGACAACATTGAATGTTTGACTGTCTTCCGCACCTTCTTGAGGTTCTTTTGAAATCTCGAGTAGTTGTGAAAGCAGTTCATAATGACCGATGAGGTGATTCTATCGGAGAGGGCGTACCCCTCAGATAAAAACATCTCAGGAAAAGCAAAAATCATCGACATGAGAACTCCGTCAACGGTGTTCAGAATGTCACGAAGATGGTGTCTCCCACTTCTTGTTTGACTCAGGCGTTTCGCCCTGAGTCGCCCAGGAGATGGGAGACGTTTATACCAGTAAGTTCGTGTGGCTAAGACACTTGTAAAAGTGTCTGAGCTACAACGAAACATGTCTACTTTGAAACCTCTAGAGTCCACTAGACGTGGACTCCAGAGAGTTTCATGATCGTAGGTCCAGGAAATTGTCTCACTTGCGGGAGACCCTTTCCGGACCGCTTCAACCAAGACCCGAAGAATCTGTTCCCACTGAACAGAATCATCGGGATCTTCAATTGAATACATAACTTTGCATTTCGGCTCCCTCAAGTTTGAGGTTAGAGGAATGCATTTGTGTGAGAAACGAACCATATGACACTAGTTGTCGTGTGGTCAAGATGGGTCGTTT